GAGGGGGCTGCCGCCCAGACTCGACATTCGGCAGCCCCCTCTGGGCGTTCTTTGGTTACTTTCTGTCGCAACAGAAAGTAACAACTTCGCGGCCGCAGACGCGACGGGAGCAGCGAGCAAAACCATGCCTGTTTTCATGAATGCTTCCTCTCCACAGCTTTCCGTGAAGAATTGGAAAATATGCAGTAGACAGCAGCACTTTCAGAACGGTAACATAGTACCAAACTATACGGAAAGAGAATACCAAACAGGGAAAACGGGTTACCCAGAAGAAGAGAATGAGGAATACACCGAAGCGGAACGCGCGTGTACGGGCGGGCGCGCGCGCGATAAGCAGATTGCCGCCATTTGGCGGTCGGATTTCGGTGCGATTCCCGCCCCGGCGCAGGTGCAGCGGCTGGCGACTGCGGCGGATGTGCTGCAAATGCCGCTGACAGTGCTGCGCGAAGCCGTCCGGTGCGCCGCCGCGACGGGCGCGAAGTCCCCGATGGCGTATGTGCTGACACTCCTGCAAGACTGGCACTATGCGGGCGTTCGGACGGCGGATGATGTGGGCGAATATGCCTATCTGCGCGACGTGGTGGAGGGCAGGCAGCCCGGCAACCGCGAAAAAGCACAGCAGGCGCTGGCACAGATGCGCCTCCGCCATCAGCAGATGCCGGAGGGCAGCGAGGAAGGGGCGGACGGCTGATGCAAGCAAGCGACATGACAACGGAGCAGCTGATTCGCTACTTCCGGTGCATGGGCAGCGCGAACGCGGTCTGCCGCGAGCATCAGCGCTGCCAGGACTGCCCGTATTACGTTCCGCAGAGCTACAACGTGCGCTTCCGTGACGCGGCGATGGAAATTGCCAATCGGCTGGAAGCAGCACTGAACCGTGGAGGACAAGCAACATGAGCAACCAATCCCCCTGCACCGACCCGCTCTACCCCTGCACGGCGCTGACGCTGGCAGAAAAGAGTGCCGCGCTGGACGGCCTGACGCGCCTGCTCCACCGCTTGCCGCTGCTCCTTGACGAGGCGGAAGCGGTGAAAGCCGCAATCTGCGCCCTGCGCAAGGCGGCGACGGCGGATGACTGCCGGGTGCGCAAAATTCCTGTGTACGGCATGGGGCAAGCGAAGGACGCGGTGTATTCCCAGCGTGGCGACGACTATCTGCTCGAAGCCCAGCGCGTCGCGGGAGAGAATCCGCCGAATGCGTCAGATATGCCGGAGAACGCCCCGAAGAATCCGCCGGAGACGGTGGAGAATGCCGAAAATTCGCCGAAGGTGCCGCCGAAAAAGCGAAATGGCGGCTGGCGGTGCTGACAGGCGATCCAGGAGGGGCGAACATGCGGGCGAAAGAGTATCTGTCGCAGGTGCGTTTTCTCGACGAGCGAATCACCTGCAAGCTGGCGGACGCGGCGCGATTGCAGGACATGGCGACGCGCATCACGCCCATCCTGCGGGAAGACGGCGTATCCGGGGGCGGCGGCGCGCCGGATCGTCTGGCGGACGCGGTGGCGAAAATCGTTGACCTGAAAGCCGAAATCAACCGGGATATTGACCGCCTGGTGGACAAGAAGCGCGACATTGCGGCGAAGCTGGGCAAATTGACCGACCGGCGGTATTACGCGGTGCTTTTCCGGCGGTATCTGCTGTTTGAGACGTTCGAGAAGATTTCCTGCGAGATGAACTACTCGTGGCGGCACGTCTGCTCCCTGCACGGGCAGGCGCTGGAGGCGTTTCAAAAGGTGCTGGACGCGGAAAAAGACGCTTGATGCGGCGCGGAGGTGAGTTTCAATCCACGCTCCCCACACGGGGAGCGACTATGGGTATACGACATTGGCAACAGTGTGTGATATTTTTCAATCCAGCCCCCACGCGGGGAGCGACCCGCGCTTACGCGTTTTCTTCCGTAGCCTTGCCGGAATCCGCGTGTGCTTCCAACTTGAGGGGAACTTTTCGCCCGGTGGAGGCTCACGGCACGAGCAAATCCACCGGGATTCCCAGCGCGGCGGCGACGGTGCGCATCCGCTCCAGCGGCACGGACTGCTTGCCGTACTCCCACAGCTGCACGACACGTTCAGCGCTTGCGCCGGTGTAGCCGCACATTTCACCAAGGGCGCGCTGGGTCAGTCCGCGCTCCTTGCGCTTGCTCTTGATGAGGGCAGGGATGCTTTCGACAGGGGGATTAGACGGGTTGTAGCACATGATGATGCTCCTTTCACTTTTTGTTCTGTGTCATTCTGATATGCGCGGCAGCCGCGAAGCAAATCACGGCAAGGACGCTGAAAACAACGGCGATACCAAGCAAGATTTGAACCATTGCAATTCCCGGTGGTCTGTGCTATAATCAGGGCGTGGAGGAGAGGGCGCGAACCCTCCCCTCCGGGAACTCACTTCAGGGCTTCAATCAACGCTGCGAGGGCCGTAACCAGCAACGCGATGCCGCTGAAGAGCTTCCCAAGCGCTTCAAGCCTTTCGGCTTGAGCGCTTTTCTTTTTGCCCTTCTTGCTCACCGGGCTTCACCTCCTTTCCTCTTCTATTATATCACAATAAGTTCATTGTGTCAATAAGCAAATCAAAGAAATTTTGCAATTTTTCATCACTTTTTCAGAAGCTCGCGCCCTGCTTTCCGAGCCGCTCACGGCATCACATCATAAAATATCATAGTATTTCATATTGCCCCCATGCTATACTACACATGGAAACCTCCAATCACCTCACCCGACGGACGCGCCAGTCTCCGCCGGGTATTTTTGTGCCCCAAATTCGCTGTGCCCCGCGTTTGGAGGCAAAATCCCCGCGTGTGGAGGCGCAATTCCTCATTCCGCATTCCAGAAAGGATGGTGGACTTGGCTGGACTGACCGAGAAACAGCGCCGCTTCTGCGACGAGTACCTGATTGACCTGAACGCGACGCAAGCCGCCATCCGCGCAGGGTATTCCCCGAAAACAGCGGCGGCGATTGCGGCAGAAAACCTCACAAAACCTAAGGTTGCTGAAAACATCAAAAAGCGCATGGACGAAAAGGAAGATGCGCTGATTGCCAAGCAGGACGAAGTACTGAAATATCTGACGGCGGTGATGCGCCGGGAGATGAAGGAATTTGTCGTCGTGACGTGCATGGAGGAGAAGACGGAAGTCATCCCTGGCGAGGGCGGCAGCAAGCCCACCCGGCGCACAACGAAGAAGGAAGAACCGAAGGTCGTCGAGATTCCGGCGCGGCTGTGCGACGCGAACAAGGCGGCGGAGCTGCTGGGCAAACGCTACGGGCTGTTCACGGACAGGGTGGATGTGTCGGGCAGCCTGCCGGTGATTCTGGCGGGAGAGGATGCGCTTGACGACTAATCAGCCGCGAATCTACCTGCCGGATGTCGTCGGGCGCGGCTACGGCGCGTTCTGGCGCTTCACGGGGCGCTACCGCGTGTGCAAAGGCAGCCGCGCAAGCAAGAAAAGCACCACGACGGCGCTGAATTTCATCTACCGCATGATGAAGTACCCCGGCGCAAACCTGCTGGTCATCCGCAAAACGTACCGCACCTTGCGCGACAGCTGCTTCACACAGCTTCTCTGGGCAATTCACCGCCTGCAAGTGGAGGCGTTCTGGAGCTGGAAGGAAAGCCCGCTGGAAATCACCTACAAGCCGACGGGGCAGAAAATCTATTTTCGTGGCATGGATGATCCATTGAAATTGACCTCCATCACCGCGCAGAGCGGCGTGCTGTGCTGGGTGTGGATTGAAGAAGCCTACGAGATCATGAACGAGAGCGACTTCAACACGCTGGATGAATCCATCCGCGGCGAATGCGCACCGCCGCTGTTCAAGCAAATCACGCTGACGTTCAACCCGTGGAATCAGAAGCACTGGCTGAAAGCGCGCTTTTTCGACATAGAAGACCCGGACATCCTCGCCATCACAACGAACTACCAGTGCAACGAGTGGCTGGACAAGCAGGATTTACGCCTATTTGAGCGGATGAAAGCGACGAACCCGCGCCGCTACGCCGTGGCTGGCTTAGGGAACTGGGGCATTGTGGAGGGGCTCATTTACGAGCACTGGCGGGAATCCCCGTTCGACCCGGCGGAAATCAGCCGGACGGGCAAGCTGGAATCCGTGTTCGGCTTGGACTTCGGCTTCACCAACGACCCGACAGCATTCTTCTGCGGATTGTTGGACATTCCGGCACGCCGCCTGTATGTATTTGATGAGCTGTACGAACGGGGATTAACGAACGACATGATTGCCAAGCGCGTGACGGCGATGGGCTACGGCAAAGTGAACATCACCGCCGACGGCGCAGAGCCGAAATCCATTGCCGAGCTGCGCGGCATGGGCTTGCGCGTACACAGCGCGGCGAAAGGCGCGGACAGCATCCGCAGCGGCATCCAGTGGATTCAAAATCTCGAAATCATCATCCACCCGCGCTGCATAAATTTTCTGACCGAAATCAGCAATTACACCTGGGCGAAGGACAAGTTCGGCAAGATGCTCGATGGCCCCATTGACGACTTCAACCACCTGATGGACGCCATGCGCTACGCGCTGGAAAAGTTCATTGTGGGGAAAAAGTGGACGTATTGACAGAGGACGTATGCGCAAGAGCGAGAAGGAAGCCCTGCAAGCGATGCTGGATGATGAGCAGGAGACCATCAAGGCACTGGAAAAGGCGTACCAGCGGGCGCTCCGGCGCATCGACAACCACATTCGCATCCTCGAAAGCGACGAAATGACGCAATCGAAAATCTACCAGAAGCGCTATCAGGAGGCGATGAAAGCCCAAATCAGCGCCGCGCTGGACGAACTGCACAAGAAAAGCAATCAGACCATCGAAGAATACCTGACGCGCAGCTACCAGCACGGCTACGTCGGCACAATGTACAGCCTGCACAAGCAAGGGATGCCCATCCTTGCGCCGATTGACCAGCGTGCCGTCACCCGCGCCATCCGCACGGACAGCAAGCTCAGCGGGCGGCTATATGGTGAACTTGGCGTGGATATGCAGAAGCTGAAGAAGACCATCCGCCGGGAGATTTCCATCGGCATCTCCATCGGCAGCGACTACAACATGATTGCCCGTCAGGTGCAGATTTCTTCCGGCATTCCGCTCAAACGCGCGAAAACCATCGTCCGCACCGAGGGACACCGCATTCAGCAGCAATCCGCTGACGACGCGCGCAACGCCGCCAAGGGGCAAGGCTGCCAAGTGGTCAAGCAGTGGGATGCCGTGCTGGATGGCAACACGCGCGCGGATCACCGCATCCTTGACGGGCAGATTCGCGAAGTCGGCGAACCGTTCGAGATAGACGGCAAGAAAGCCGAATACCCCGGCGCATTCGGGCGACCGGAAGAGGACTGCAACTGCCGCTGCGTCGCGCTGACAAGGGCGAAGTGGGCGCTGGACGCGGACGAATTGCAGACCATGAAGGACAGGGCGAAGTTCTTCGGGCTGGACAAGGCGGAGGGGTTCAGGGAGTTTGAGGAGAAGTATCTGAAAGCGGAAAAGGTGTTGAATAAGCAGCGCAAAGGTGGTATAATTCAGATGGATTTGCAGTTCTTTGCAAATTCCGCCGAAAAAGATTTGCAGCGGCAAAAAACTTCTTCTATCCGAAAGTCATTGGAAACGTTTGACCAGCGGATTGTAGAGCATTGGCATAAGATTGAGCATCCCGAAGAGCATGTGCCAAATTGGGATGAAAGAGACCCGCGTGAGCAAGAAGGACTAAAAAAGCATTGGTATAAGGAAATCACTAATTTCCGTGAATCAAGGGCGCGCAGAATTGCAGAATTAAAGAGAAGAGGTGAATACGATGAATGAAAGTACATTGAAGTATATCCTTGCCCGCGTCATTGACAATGCCAATGAGACGATGAACGAGGCAAGGGAAAACCCCGATGATGCCTTCTACAAGGGGAAGCGCCTTGCGTATTACGAAGTGCTGGACACCATCAAGAACACGCTGCTGAATGAAGGAATCCCGCTGGATGATTTGGGGCTGAATGTGGAATTGGAGCGGAAATTCCTTTAATAGGGCGTGCGCTTTCGGAGAGGTGAAGTAGCGTGAAATATAAGGAATATGACATTCCGAACACCGAAGAAATTGAAAAATTTCGGAAAATGACGCGAGAAGAACGCGATGCACTTCTTAAAAAGCTGCTGGAAGAGGACAGAAAACAAGCCAGCGAAGGAGAAAAACGGTAGAAAGCACCCTGCCCCCCTGCAAGGTGCTTTTTTGATACGTTGAAAGGAGTGCATAAACGTGACCATGACCAGAGAAGAACGAATCCAGCAAATCAGGGACTGCGGGCAGACCATCTTCGAGAAGGCAGAAAGCATCTACGGGGATTATGCCTGCCCGACGAACTTGCAGGTGGTCATTACCATGAAAGCGAATGAGCTGCCGAACATCACCGTGAATCGGGAGTTTTTCAGCGACATCATGATGGAACGCAATGGTGGGCATATCCAGTAACCGGCTTTGAATCATCTTTGAACCTTGTTTGAAACTAAAAATTGCAAGTTGCAAAGAGAAATTGCAACTTACCATCAACTTGCAATCAACTTAATCCGCGAAAAGCAGCCGCACACCTCGTGCAGGCTGTTTTTTCATACAATAATTCCGAAAAGGAGTGGTATCATGGACATCTCTACCATGGGAACGGTGCTGGCGATTGTCGTCATCACCTACCTGATTGGCCTGCTCTGCAAGAGCGTCGGCAGCATCCGCGATGAGCTGATTCCGGTCATCGTGGGCGCGGCGGGCGGCGTGCTGGGCATCGTGGGCATGTACGTCATCCCGGATTTCCCGGCGAAGGATGTGCTGAATGCGCTCGCGGTCGGCATCGTGTCGGGGCTCGCCTCGACGGGCGTGAATCAGGTGTATAAACAGCTCGGCAAAGCAGAAATTGACCCCGGTGGTGATTGACGATGGCATCAAAAACGGTCAGCGCGGCGGAGGTTGTCGCCCTCTTCCGCCGCGCGCTGGCGGAAAAGTGGGGG